TACGAATAGAAAGGGATTGATATGACAACACAAGCGATAACAGGAAGCCATAAAGGTTTGATTGATAGCTTAACAAAGGCTGGGATTATCCCTGACAATACCCGCCGGGTGGTGATAGATATACCGCACGACAATTGTGTGATGTTATATTATGAGACTTTTGCTGACGAGCGGATACTTGACATCGACTTTGTTTCCCATCTGGGGCCGGTAGTAATAAATGCTGGAGCTTGCAAACACTGTAATGGTTCTGGTAAACATAACGATGGTAGGGCCTCAATTATAGCCGATTGTCAATTTTGTAATGGGACTGGAAAAATAAATAATGACTGACGAACAAAAAAAAGGCAAAGTGTATGTTCATACCTCAGAAGGTGTATTTCCGTATTCTAAGTTACAGGAATCCGAGGCAGAGGATTCTAAGCAGCTCAAAGAAAAAAATAAATGGGTTACCGATAACAGCCTAATCAATCCTCCATATCCGCCAGAAGTGTTATTGACATTACACGAATCGAATCCTATATTTTGGAGTTGTGTAAACCAGTTGGCTATTGATGTTGCCGGTTTAGGTTGGAATTTACAATTAAGAGAAAACCAAAAAGATAACGAAAAAGAAAAAGAGCGATTGAATGAGTTTTTGAAGACATCAGGTAAAGAAGAATCGTTTAGAAATATTATAAAGCAGGCATTGATCGACTGGGGGTCGATTGGTTATTTTGGGTTAGAAGTTGTGAGGAATAACGCAGGCGAAGTATCTAATGTTTATTACCTACCTGCACACACTCTAAGGGTTCACGAATCAAACGAAAAATATGCACAAATACGCAACAATAAAAAAGTATGGTTCAAAAAATTCGGAATGGAAGAGGATATAAACTCTGAAACCGGAAAGCCGGAAGGAGTTATTCCTGAAAATAAAGCTCATGAGTTAATATTCTATAAAAACTTTTATCCTAAATCAAACTACTATGGTGTAACCAATGCAATTTCTGCTATCGGTGATATTGTTGGTATGATAGGGCTTAGAGATTACAACCTTGCATTTTTCGAGAATTATGGGATACCTGCCGGACTAATTACTTTGAAAGGCGATTGGGAAGAGGGAGCGGATAAAAAAATAGCCCAGTTCTTAAACAAAGAGGCAAAGGGAAATTCTAATGCACATAAAACATTAGTTCTTACCCAGCCAGAGGGTTGTGATTTTGAATATGAAAAATTAAGCGTCGAGGTTAAAGATGGTAGCTTCAAAGTCTACGGCCAAACCTCACGTGAAGACATAATGATTGCATTCTCGATGCCGGCTGAGCGAATCGGCGTAAGGATTGTTGGTAAACTTGGCGGCAACGTAGCTGAAGAGGCTACAAAGATATATATCCAAAGCGTGGTCGAGCCATTACAGACGGACATGGAGGATATTATAAACGACAATCTATTAAATTCAGGAATTTACGAATTTAAGTTTACAAATATTGACACGCGTGATATTGACGTATTGATAAAGCAACACGGATTCCAGATAGAACGCGGAACAATGACACCAAACGAATCGAGAAACATATTAGGACGTAAACCGTATCAGGACGGTGACAAGTTTTATATGATGAGTAGCCTTATAGAAATTGGCGAACCTGAAGAGCCACTGAGTAAATCAGAGATAACAGACGATGATAACGATAATTAAAACACAATTTAGAAATAAAATCCATGCTAAGCTGGATTGGCATAGGCGGCGGATGGAGCCTATATTTGAATCTGCCGTAAGGGAATGGTTTAGTTATGCAATCAAGCAGATACAGTCTGATTTGAGGACTAAATTTCAAAAGGATATAACCAGCACGCTTACCGACTGGGAATTCATACAGGATAAAGGCAAAGATATAATCAAGCCGGCGACATTAACTGTTATGTCAAATGGCGGCGAACAGTCATATAACCTATTGCAGGCAAAGGGTTCCTTTGATGTGCTGAATGTAGTTTCAGTCCGTGCTGCCGAAAAGTTTACCGCTGATTTGGTTAGACAGGTAACGAATGAAACTAAAAAAGGAATCCGTACTTTTATAAGTGCCGGCGTTAAAGAAGGTAAATCGATGGATAAGATCGCACGCGAGGTTCGTCCGTTGGTAGGATTAACTAAAAACCAAACTCAATCGGTAATGAATTTCAGAACCAGGTTACAGGATAAAGATAAGTTTCCAAAATTAACCGATACTGATATTGACAGGAAAACTCAGAAGTATGCAGATAAAACACATAGGCGTAGGGCTAAAACGATAGCCAGGACAGAAACGGCAAGGGCCCAAAATATGGGATATGCTGTAGGCATGGAAGACTTAGGAGTTGAGCAAGTAGAATTTTCTGCAATATTAGATGACCGTACTTCGACAATATGTTTGAATTTAAATGGTAAGAAATTCACGCCAGCGGAATCAGTGGGTATAATTCCGGCTCATGTAAATTGTCGGAGTGGATTCATACCTGTAATCGCAGGCGAAAGCGTAGGAACTCCAAAGCAAGCTGCGTCCGCCGTTCCTAAGCATATTGACGGATTGTTGAAAAAACTAGAGAAAACTACTGACATAGCAATAAGTAGAAAACTTAAAGGGTCACTTAGAAAGCTTGGACACAAAGGCGAGTTAAAAGTAGTTAAACCAACACCTCCGATTGCGAGGCCTGCATTAGTCCCGAAACCAACGGAAACCTTAAGTAGCAGATCGTTTAACGCTTTGCGTGAGAGTGATGATATTGCTACAAAAACATATAAGCCGTCAAAACTGGGAATTGATGCTTATGAGAAAATTATACATCTTGATACTAAAGAGGCCATTGACTTATTAAAGTATCGTGGCAAAACTAAAATAGAAGTTTATAAAGATATTATAAAATTTAGGAAGTTACAGTCACAGACTCCACCGACTATCAATACATATTTTAGCGGCAAAGTTACCAAAAAAGTGCTACATAAGCGATTGCAATTACATCAAAATATTGCGGACGATATGCTTGCTACTGTCAAACCAGCAAAAGGTACTCCTAAGTTTATAATGACAGGTGGATATCCAGGTAGTGGCAAATCATCAATGTTAAATACAGCCTTTCCGGGATGGAAAAAGAAGTATTTACATATTGACAGCGATGATATAAAGCTAAAACTTGCAAAAGCAGATGGTCATAAAGCACTCGGCTGGCGTTCAGCATCGTATCAGCAGGAATCGGATTATATTATCAATGAGCTATTTGATCGAGCACGGGCATCAAAGATGAATATAATGTTTGACGGCACCATGAAAAGTCAAAAAAAAGCATTAAAGATTGTTGATGCGTATAAAAAATATGGATACGAAGTTGAGGCCGCTTTTGCTGATTTACCGCTTGAGAAAAGTATGCTGCGTTCAATCTCTCGTATGTACGGGCAGCAAAATAGATTTGTAGAGCCTATGTATCAAGCGACGCACGGAACAAAAAATATAGATACATTTAACAGGTTAAAAGGTAAAGTAAACAAGTGGGTACATTACAACACGGATGTACCACGTGGCAAAAAACCGATTAAAGTTGCTACGGGAGGGAGCAAAATATGAGTATAAATCCTATTGTAATGAAAGAAGACGATATGACTATGGATGCTGCGTTGCGTTCGATACAAAACAATAATATCTCGTGTGTCTTTTGTAAACACCGGTTTAATGATAGTATTGCTTGTGATGCGTTTCCGGATGCAATACCTCCAGTATTTTATTCGGGAGAGAGACAACACACAAAGCCGTACCCAGGCGATAACGGGATACAATTCGAACCTAAGGAGTGACACTGTGATGAATGAGGCAAAAAAAACGCAACTAAGTAACCAGATAACGAAATGGCTTACGGTAGTGATTGAGGTTGGTATTATAGTTTTTGCGGTAGGGTTAGCCTATGCGACTGTTGGGCAGAATACTACTCATATAGAAAAACATGACAAGCGGATTACTGGTGTGGAAAAAGAAGTGTCTAGGGTTCAATCTGATATAAGCTCAATTAAAACCTCGCAGAAATATATTAGTGATGGTATCAAAGAAATTAAGGAACGATTGCCATGAGAATAGAAGAGGCTGACAAAACAAAACTATCGAAAGCATACGATAAAGAATTGCTTATTCTTAAATTGCGATTCACTCAGTTGTTCGATAAGAATTTCAAAGACAACGACAATACAATCGTAGGCAGTCTTAATCGTAATAGTTTTATGAAAAAATATAAACTGCTACTTGACGAGATGAACTCTCGGAAGCTGGAGCATAGCACAAGTGCGATCGACAAGGCTGCATTTAGTAAGGCTATGACCGCAAGTAAATATGGTATCGACGTGTCTGATTGTGATGATATTGTACTTGTTGAGAATTTTGCCTATGTTACATCAGCAATTAAAACCGAAAAGGATGGAAGACTTGCTACAATAATTAATGTGGCAAAATCGGAACTGATTGATATCATTAAAAAACGAGATGAGCCATCCGAGGCTTATATCCCATTATACGATTTGGTATTGAAGGCAAAATCGAACACTGAAATAATTGAGGTATCAAAGCCGTACCCAAACGAACACGCTGCCAGGTTGCAAGAGCCTGACAAGTTTGATATTAAAAGTTTCAGGCGTACTAATGGCGGTACGATATATGGCTCGAAAAAAATACCGTCAAGTATCGGTATTATTTGGGGTAAGTTAGAGGGAAAAACAAAACCGTCCGATCCTCCGATACCTCAATCGCTGAGGTTCCCAAAAGCAGATTGGACGGTTACGAAAGCTAAAAAATGGCTCACTGATAATGATATAAAACATATCACGTTTGAGCCTGCCAAAAAGATAACAAAAAAACTTCTACCGAAGACTGGCGAAAGCGAAGTTTCTAAAGAAGTTGAAAAGTTTATCTCTGTTTATCAATTCGATAAAGCAGACAAAGATGAGCAAATAGTTTGCGGAATAGTATATGAACCTGATGAGGTTGACGCTCAAGGTGACTTTGCTAATGAGGTCGAAATCAAAAAGGCTGCGTATAAATTCATGGAGAATGTGCAAAAATTCAAAGTGATGCACAAAGGTAACAAAGTGAAAGTGAAAGTCTTAGAGAGTTATATAGCTCCATCAGATTTTACAATCATGAGTAAATCTGTCAAGAAAGGATCGTGGTTAATTACGGTCCGAGTGCTTGATAAAGAAATTTGGAAAGCTGTCCAGGACGGAGAGCTTACAGGATTCTCAATGGCCGGTTATGCTAGAACCGAGTAGGAGATAACTAATGGCGAAATTAAAACCACGTGAACTCAAAGATATGGAGATTGGCGAAGTTAGCCTGGTCGATAAGGCAGCTAACAAAAAGAAATTTCTCTTTTATAAACAACAAGGAGAAGGCAGGGGCGTTGGTGGTGACGCTCAAGGTGATGGTGGAGTTAAATATTGTGTTTGTCCTGATTGTGGTTATAGCGAAGAACACAAACAGACAGGCGAAGGCAAATCGATACCATGCACTAAAATCAAATGCCCTGAATGTGGAACGCTTATGAAAGGTTCTAATACTAAAATGTTAAAGAAAAAAAAGAAATTAAACATTGTAATTGATAGCGACGGAACAGTCGGTGGAACAAAGATAATTTTGAATGGCGACGAAATAGAAAAGATGAAAGATTTTTCATTCTCTTTCTGGACTAGTTCTGATATGGATAGTCCTGTATCGTGTTTCTATTCAAAAGAAGTTGAAAACGACGACGGATTCAGTCGCTCAGAAACATTCCAACTCTCGAAAGGAGAGCATACTATGAACGAAGAAATTAAGAAACAAGTAGAAGTATATTTCGGCGAAAACCAAACAGTCGATTTTAAAAAGGCAGTTGAGGACGATGTTATTATTAAATCGTTGGAAACTGTTATTGAATATCTCGGAGATTTCCCCGACGACCTCAAGAAGGCAGTTGGCTCTATTGTCAAGCAAGCAGCTTTGTATTCGCCTGTCAAGGTCGAAAAGTCTGATAACGAAGACGGTGCGACTGATATTGAAAAGGCCGGAGCTAAGTTATCAAAAGACACACTAAAAAAGCTAACTGATGCTTTAAGTGCTTTGAAGTCGCTTTTGCCTGAGATTAAACAGAACGTCGAAAAGTCTGATAATGATAAGGCAATCGAAGAGCTTCAAAAAACTATTGAAAGCCTTGAAAAGAAAAGCGAACCTGATGATGATAACAAGGCAACTAAGTTACTTGAAGACTTAGCGAAACGGCTTGCGACGGTCGAGAAAAATTCCGGCGTTAAAAAGAGCCTGGACGGACAAGAGGCTAACAGTGGCAACGAAGCGAGTGGTGCTAAATGGCCAAGCTTACTTGAGTCCGCTGAATAATCTAAACAGGAAACACATAAGAAAAATATTTTAGGAGTAAAATAAAATGATAACTAATAACCAATTTCTAAAAAACAAAGCAGCGTTTACCAAAATGGTGAGCCTGCCGAATATCACGTTAGAAGCCGAAGAGGCTGACAGATTTATTGATTATCTAGTTGACGAATCTGTAATGAAAAACACCGCACGTTTCGTTAAAATGAGTAAGCCGACCAAAAACATTCGTGCTTTAGGTTTAGGTTCTGGAGCATTTTTGCATCCTGGAGCGACGTTTACTTCGTCTGACTATAAAAAGTCACTATCAACACAGCGGATACAATTGACGAGCAAAAAAGTAAGGGGCTGTATTGTAATATTCGACGATGACCTTGAGGATAATATCGAGGGCGATGCCTTTGCTGACCATGTAATGAAAATGGTTGCAAAACAAATGTCTAATGAGTTAGACATAGCATACTGGACCGGCGACACCGGTACTGGCAATGATTATGAAGACACTGATATTAGGAGTTTGTGGGACGGCTGGCGTTTTAGAATTGCTAATGGCGATACTGTTGGTGATGACTATTACAACTCAGTATCCGGCGGCTCGACGGTACTCGATGCTACAGATGACACAACTTTCCCGATCGAAAGTGGTAGGATAGCTATGGTGTCAACTACAGCTCCGTATATCTGGGATTTTAAGTATAACACAATGCTACAAAATCTTGATTCAAAGTATAAAACCAGTGGATTGAAAAATCTTGCGTTTTACAACAACGATGCGGTTACGACAAATTACATTGACGCTCTCCAGCAAAGATCAACCGTCCAGGGTGATAATGCTATTATCGGAAACGCTCCACTTAGTTATGGTGGAGTAAAAATCATATCGTGTCCTAATATGCCGATTGTTATGGACGGTGGCGCGCAAGCTATTGAAGCTTCGTCTGGTGGAGCTTATACCGATTGCCTGCTTACTCCAAACGGTAACTTAGTTATCGGTATCCAGCGTGAGATTAAGATTGAGGCTCAGCGAGTAGCGGCTGATGAGGCAACTTATTGGTTCTATTCTGCTCGTGTCGATCCTACTATCGAAAATGTCAATGCTTGTGTATTGGCAAGAAAACTTATTGTAACTGGCTCGATGTCTAGTGCCAACGATTAAAATAATGGAAGGTTTGTTTTATGATTAAGTATAAAGTCACAAATTACGGCAACACAAGATCGATTTATACGAATGATGGTGTTTGGGAACTATCCAAAAATCAGACAATCGAATTTAATGATTCTGAAGTTGCTAATGCTAAAGAGGTAGCAGATGCTTTTGATCTGCTTGAGTTTGTGGACGTTACCATAACTGAAACTATCGAGCCTGATGATGTTGGTGATATTGACGAAGTCATAGAACAACCAAAGCCAGTTACTACAAAAACCGTACTCTCTAAAAATATAATTAAGAAAAAGAGAGTAACCAAAAAATAAAATAATTAAAAATTGAAAGGGTAATAAAATGGCTGTAAGAGATTTAAGTGCGTTAGACACTGATATGCATCAGGGTCTAGGTAGAATAATTCAAGAGGCTTTTGATGACGGCATCGATTGCGACGTAATGGTTACTTATGGGAATAAGTTAAAATTAGCTGATTCAAGTGGCGATTATATTGATATTTATGTTGACAGTGGCGGTAATTTAGTTTTGCCTGCCACAACATCCGTAACCTATCTCGATGATGATGGGTTAAATTTTGGTACAAGCTCAGACGTATCAATGGTCTGGAACGGTACTAATTTTGTTGTAAATTCTTTAGCTGAAGACACAGGCGAATTTCAGTTCGGACCTACAACCGCTATCGATGTGTCTATTTACGCAAATACGAATACCAAGATATTCAAATTTGATGCGAATAGTGGTATCGTCGAGATAAATGACTGGGATATGCACCTACAAGATGACGACG